ATCTTTTTACTCAGTAAAAATAAAAGATATTATTATGACAATGAAGCAATTAAAGAACCAGCAAAAGATTGGGGCACTAGGGATCGTACTAAAGGTAAGTATCATAATGCTGGCACTGGTCTATCCCCTCATACTGGGTTAAGTAAATCGTATGCTAAGAAGAATAAAAGATCTGTTTGGAAGGTAACTAATAAACCTTATAAAGGTGCTCACTTTGCAGTGTATCCACCAGATCTTATTGAACCATGTATAAAAGCAGGTAGCAAAACTGGAGATATTATATTAGATCCTTTTATGGGTTCTGGTACAACTGCTAGGGTTGCAAGGTCTCTAAATAGAGACTATGTAGGATGTGAACTTCATAAAGATTATCGTAGTCTGATAGAAGTAGCATCTCTTGATGGTCTAATTGAAAAATGAATAAATTGTGGGAGATATGGAAGTATGCATTGGGTTCGTTCTCTGATGAGAAGACGAAGAAGTATGATGATATTATTGTCATTATACGATCTATTATCTTTCTATCTTATCTTGTCACTAATTGCTTTATTATTAGCGGAGTAATCCGTCATTGGAATCCACCTCATGTACAAAGTTCGACTGACGTGCTATACTAATTTTAGTACTAACCATATTATGCAAGATTGAGAAATTATGAGGGATGAGTTTCTTTGGGTTGAAAAATATCGACCCAAGACTATTGAAGATTGTATCCTTCCAGAAGCAACCAAGAAAACTTTTCTTGAGTTTTTGGAAGCAGGTGAAGTACCTAATTTACTTTTGTCTGGCCCTGCTGGGTGTGGTAAGACAACAGTTGCTAAAGCACTGTGTAATCAATTGGGAGTAGACTTCTATGTCATTAACGGATCAGACGAGGGACGATTCCTCGATACGGTACGTAACAATGCAAAGAACTTTGCATCTACTGTATCGTTGTCTTCGGAGGCGAAGCACAAGGTCATCATCATTGACGAAGCAGATAACACAACATCCGATGTACAACTCTTACTTAGAGCAAGTATCGAAGAATTCTCAAACAATTGTAGATTCATCTTTACCTGCAACTACAAGAACAAAATCATTGAGCCCCTCCACTCAAGATGTTCCGTCATCGAGTTCTCAATTACAGGAAAACAAAAACCAGCAATTGCTGGACAGTTCTTCAAACGACTTGTATCCATCTTGGAAAAAGAACGGATTGAAGCAGACAAGAAAGTCCTCGCAGAACTCATCAACAAACACTTCCCAGACTGGAGAAGAGTCCTCAACGAATGTCAACGATATTCCGTTGGAGGAAAAATAGATTCCGCAATTCTTGCAACCTTTGGTGATGTAAGAACTGAAGATCTAGTAAAATATTTAAAGGGTAAGCAATTTACGGAAGTCCGTAAATGGGTAGTCCAAAACTTGGATAATGATCCTGCTCTTATTCTTAGGAGAATCTATGATTGTATGTACGATTCTCTAGTACCTAGCAGCATACCTGCCGCAGTTCTGATCATTGCAAAATATCAATATCAGATAGCGTTTGTTGCAGATCAAGAGATTAATCTCTTAGCGGCATTAACCGAACTTATGTGTGAATGTGAATTCCAATGAAACAAGAAGCAAGAACCTCAAAAGAAATGAATGTAAAGATCATTCGTTTATCTACATCTGAAGATGTTATAGCAGATGTTATAGAAGAGAATGAAGACACTGTTACCTTCCGTGGTGCGATTGTCGCAGTTCCAACTAAGGATGGTAATATTGGATTTGCATCTTGGTGTCCTCTTCTTAGCAGTCCTGTTGATGATGTTACAGTTAAACAACAGCATGTGATCTATGTTAATAATCCTGCAGATCAGGTAGTAGATCATTATAAGAATCAATTTAGTAAAATTGTTATGCCAGATAGTATTCAAGACGGTATTATTGTTCCATAATGATTGATATTAACCTTTGTGATTTAAATAGTTTTTTTGGTTGTGTTGATGCAACTAACACAACAGAATTAAAAACTAACGCTTTTCGTCCTCTTAGGACTTATCTACAGGAGAAGTCTTTTGAGAAGCATTCTGGTGGTCAACTAACTTATGTTGGTAACTATGCAGATGGTCAAGACTTCGTTGATAATGATGGAGTACCTTATGAGATGAAAGGTTCTTTGGGATTATTTAATAAGAATGGATCATGCAAACAGGTTATATTGAAGAACAATATGCCTGGTCGTAGCAAACAAAACTTGGAGAAAACCTTTGAGTACATGCTTTTAGTTGATACTAAAAATATGAGTCTTGGTGTTACTACATGGGATGTTGTTGAGAGTAGATCTAAACTTGATGGAGCAGGTGCTACATTTAAACTTCAAGCAGGTGACTTTACTATGCTTGCTGAGAATGTTAAACCAAATGCAAAGAATATTACTGCTAATGAACTTCTAGAATCTCTCAATAGTATCCTCTAAATAACTATACTTAGTATCGTTTTATTATGCCAATCCATCAACATACCAAACCTCAGGTATTTCATCTAAAAGGATCTGAGAAATTATTAAAAACACCACTTCGTTATCCTGGTGGCAAGTCTCGTGCTTGCAAAAAGATGGAAGTATTCCTTCCTAATATGGATATTGGTAGTAGGTATAAACAGTATCGTGAACCATTCCTTGGTGGTGGATCTTTTGCTCTTCACATTACGAAGAAGTATCCTCATTTAGAGATTTGGGTTAATGATGCATATGAACCTCTTGCTAACTTTTGGCAACAGTTGAGAGCAGATGGGGTAGAGATGAAAAAGAGATTAGTTAAACTTAAGAATGCTAATAAGACTGAGGAGAAAGCAAAAGAATTATTTTTAAACGCAAAGGAGAAAGTAAATGACAAAGAATCTACCCCCTTGGACAGGGCAATTAATTTTTATATTATCAATAAGTGCTCTTTTAGCGGTCTATCTGAGTCCTCCTCCTTCAGTGCTCAGGCAAGTAAATCCAACTTTACCCTCGCTGGAATCAAGAGATTAGAGGACTATCAAGAATTGATTCAGTTCTGGAGAATAACTAACAAGGACTATAAAGAGTTGATGTTTGAAGGTGGTGATACCTTTATGTACTTAGATCCACCATATGATATTAAAGATAATTTATATGGTAAAAAGGGTGGAATGCATAAAGGTTTTGATCATGATGAATTTGCTGATATTTGTAATAGAACTCCTGCCCATACTTTAATATCATATAACTCTTCTCAGTTAGTTAAGAATCGTTTTGAATCTGGAAATTCTAATTGGGAAGCACAAGAGTATGACTTAACATACACTATGAGATCTACTTCTGATTATCAAAAGGATCAGAAGGAGAGAAAAGAACTTCTCTTATTCAATTATGAACGTGGATTGATTTCTATTTTGGAAACACCAAAGGCAAAGGATTACTACAAAGAAGATACTAGACCACAATCAATTAAGATATCTCCTAAAAGACTTAAAGATATTGAGACAGACGAAACAATTGTATCGGATATAGAATAATGAAATGTAGATTACAATTATATGTTGATGGACTTCTTTTTAATGAAGATGTTTATGCCAAAGATTATTCTGAGGCAAAGGAAGTTGCACTAGGAATTCATCCTAATGCTACAGTCATTAGTGTCGGTCATGTTATGGAGGATTTTAATGAAGACTGAATTGAAGGAATGGTTGAATTCAATCAATCATACTAAGGATGATATAACAGAAGATCCTAATGCGATTAAAGATTATCCTCCCTATATTATTAACAAATGTCTATCTGGACATCTAGATTGCGTTCTCTTTGCTAATGAAATGAACAAATATCCATCCTTGGATAAGGATATGCAATATAAATTTTATCTAAATAGTCTCAGGAAACGGAAGAGATTCTCTCCGTGGATGCGAAAAGATAAGATTAGTAACCTTGACCTTGTTAAACAATACTATGGATATAGTAATGAGAAAGCAATGCAAGCGTTGAATATTTTGTCAAAGCAACAACTCGATTTTATTAAACAACGACTTGACATTGGTGGAATGAAATGACTACTAGTACTATTGAACCACAAGTTAACTGGAAACCTGAAATGATGGTTGAAGTTATGCTTAACGAACCAGATGATTTCCTAAAAGTACGTGAGACTTTAACACGTATCGGAGTTGCATCACGTAAAGAGAAAAAGTTATATCAATCTTGCCACATTCTTCATAAGCAAGGTCGTTATTACATTACTCACTTTAAAGAATTATTCGCATTAGATGGCAAGCATGCCAACCTTACAGTAAATGATGTTCAGAGAAGAAATCGTATAACACGTTTGTTATCTGACTGGGGACTTATAAGCGTAGTTAACGCAGAGTCTATAGCAGATGTTGCACCTCTAAACCAAATTAAGGTGTTGGCATACAAAGATAAGGGTGATTGGATCCTGGAACAAAAATATAATATTGGTTCCAAGAAAAAAGTAGAGACTGCAGAGTAAGTGTGATATAATTAGTAACGGATGATTTTAGATCAATGGGCTTTGATCACATAAGGTCTTGGTATGAATTAGAAGAAATCAACGAACAACAAGAACGCATGATTACTATCTACGAAAACGAGATCAAACAGTTAAAAAAAGAGAACTCAGAACTTAAACAAGAACTTTTGATTCTCAAAAATAAATTAGAAGCAAATTTCGAGAAGGAGGCTAATGATATTTCCAGATCGATTTGCTAGTTGTCCATGGCCAGATTCAAGATATAGGTGTTACATGAACGGAAGACTTAAAAAAGTGGATATGGAATCTCGACTTCTTTCCATCAAGAAGGGGATTGACAACAAAACTTGGTATCCTAATTGGGATAGTAAGGAAAGATGGGCAGCTCAACAGGCATTGAATAATGCTTTAGACGTATTGGATGAGTTTGATTATTGATACGTCAAGGATAATTAGAATGACGGTTACCAACACTTCAAGGAAGGGTTCTTACTCTTCAGTAGGGTTTACTGTATAAAAAAATCTGGTATTCCGAACTCATATTTTAAGCATCTGTGTTTAAATAGTAGTGTCGCCGAAAGGGACACAATTTACACTCGCTTATTTAAGGAGAACCATGACTAACTTAGCAAGATATCACGCTGCTAATCTTCCAGAACTATTTGAGAAGATTACACGTAACAGTATTGGTATGGATGATTATCTCAATCAATTTTGGGATAGTCCTACAACTTCTAATTATCCACCTTACAATTTAGTTCAGGTGAATAATGTCGAATCGAGACTCGAAATCGCCCTTGCGGGGTTTAAGAAAGATGAAGTCAAAGTCTATACGGAGTTTGGAAAATTATATGTCGAAGGCATCAAGGAAGACAAGGAAACAGATGCAACGTTTGTCCATAAAGGATTGGCCAGCAGGTCTTTCACTAGGGTCTGGCAAATCACAGATGATACCGAAGTACGAGATGTACGATTCGGAGACGGACTATTGGTAGTTGAACTTGGTAAGATAGTTCCAGAGCATCATGCTCGGAAAGAGTATCTATAAATATAATTGAATATCGTCGCCGCAAGGGGTGTACTGGCAAAATCCAGTTGACACCCCTTTTTATTAGCTATATAATATCTACAAAGACATACCGCTATGATTAAATTAGGTGTCATCAAAACTGGAGAGCAAATAATTGCTAAGGTTGAAGAAATGATACTGGAAGATAAGGTTGTTGGATACTTCTTTATTAGACCATGTATCGTAAACACCTCAGAACCAGTCATTAGTAAAGGTGACGATGGAGATGCCAAGGGTGCATCATTTGATATTAGATTATCTCCGTGGATTCCCTTAGGTAAAGGAACTAGATTTCCAGTACCTCTAGATTGGATTGTTACATTTATCGATCCTGTTGACGAGTTACATCAAATGTATACGAGAGATATTCTTCAAGAGACTGAAGAAACTCAAGAACAAACTGTAGTATTAACTGACGAATGTGAGGACTGTTAAATGGCAAAAGGACAATTAATTATTTTTCATACTGGAGGGACAATAGTCTCTCAGATAGAAGAAATTGAAGGAGCAGATTTGGGTGAACCTGATTGTAAATTGGTTCAACCTTTTAATATAGTTCCACAATCAAATGGTAATGCAACATTAGAACCGTGGATGGGTGAGTTAACATCTCAGGTAGAATTCAATATTCATTCTGATAAGATCTTGACTATATGCGAACCCCTTGGTAAAATACAAGACACATATGAAAGTCTGACTAAGTAATGAGGTTCTATACGAACGTTCAAATGGTTGGGGACAACTTCTTGGTTCGTGGTTATGAAGATGGTAAACACTTCGCAACCCGTGAGAAGTTTTACCCAACCCTTTTTGTTGAATCACCTAAAAAGAAAACCCATTACAGAACTCTTACTGGTAAATCTGTAGCACCTATTAAACCTGGAACTGTTCGTGAGACTAGAGATTTTATAAAGAAGTACGAACCTGTACCAGGTTTTGATGTATATGGTAATGAGAGATTTATATATCAGTACATCTCAGAGAAATATCCTGCTGATGAATTGAAGTTTGATATCAGCAAGATTAAATTAGTAACTATTGATATTGAGGTTAAATCTGAGCAAGGATTCCCTGATGTAGAATCTGCTGCTGAGGAGATACTTCTTATATCAATTCAGGACTATGCTACCAAAGAGATTATTACTTGGGGTAACGGTCCATTCAAGACTCATCAAGATAATCTATACTACAAGCAATTTAATAATGAGTATGATCTTTTAAATGACTTCATCAATTGGTGGATGATAGAGGAGAATACTCCAGAGGTTATTACTGGATGGAACAGTAAGTTATATGATATACCATACATTGTTCGTAGGATAGATCGTATCCTAGGTGAGAAGTTAATGCGTCGTATGTCTCCTTGGGGATTGGTTAGTGAAGATAAGGTTTTTATTGCAGGTAGAGAACAGATAGCATATGACATTGGTGGTATCTCTCAGTTAGATTATCTTGATCTTTATAAGAAGTTTACTTATAAGGCACAGGAATCTTATAGGTTGGATTATATTGCTAGTGTAGAACTTGGACAAAAGAAATTAGACCACTCTGAGTTTGATACTTTTAAGGACTTCTATACAAAAGGTTGGAAAAAATTTGTAGAGTATAATATAATTGACGTTGAACTTGTTGACCGTATGGAAGGCAAGATGAAGT